GAACTGGTTCGACCGCGCCATCGCGTCGGTCGCCCCGCGGGCCGCTGCACGTCGGGTGCTGGCGCGGCAGGCCTTCGAGACTCTCGCGCGGGGCTATGACGGTGCTGCGCGAGGGCGTCGCACCGATGGCTGGCGCACGCCGGGATCCTCGGCCGATACCGAGATCGGCATGGCCGGGGCGCTGCTGCGCGACCGGATGCGTGATCTCGTGCGCAACAACCCGCATGCGGCCAAGGCCGTGGCGGTGCTGGTGAACAACATCATTGGCGCGGGCATCATGCCGCGCGCCGCCAGTGGCGACGAGGCGCTGGACCGCCGCGTCGACGATCTGTTCGAACGATGGGCCGAAGCCTGTGACGCCGACGGCCAGCTCGACTTCTACGGGCTTCAGACGCTGATCTGCCGTGAGATGGTCGAGGCCGGCGAAGTGCTAGTGCGCCGTCGCTTGCGCCGCGCCGCAGACGGCCTTGCTGTCCCGCTGCAATTGCAGGTGCTGGAGGCCGACTTCCTCGATGCCACGAAATCCGGCGCGCTCGGTGCGGGCCGCCTCGTGCAGGGGATCGAGTTCGATCCGCTCGGCAAGCGCAAGGCCTACTGGCTCCACGCCGAGCATCCTGGCGACGCCTATGGCGCCCTGCAAAACGGCCTGCAGAGCCGACCGGTTCCAGCGAGCGAGATCGCGCATGTCTATGAGAAGCAGCGCACGCAGGCGCGTGGCGTGCCATGGGGCGCACCGGTGATCCGGGCCCTTCGTGATCTCGACGATTACGAGGTCGCCGAAATCGTCCGCAAGAAGACCGAGGCCTGCGTCACCGCCATCGTCTTCGGCGATGACGAGGCGCAGCAGGGCATCGCACCCGCCGTGGTGGATGCCGACGGCAACCGGGTCGAGCAGTTCGAGCCGGGGCTGATCGCCTATGCCCGTGGCGGCAAGGACATCCGGTTCAACCAGCCTTCGGCCACCGGCGGCTACGGCGAATACAAGCGTGCCAGCCTGCACACCATCTCGGCAGGCTTCCGGGTGCCCTACGAGCTGCTGACCGGGGATCTGAGCCAAGTCAACTATTCCTCGATCCGGGCGGGACTCGTCGAGTTCCGGCGCATGATCGATGCCGTACAGTGGCAGCTGTTCATCCCGATGCTGTGCATGCCGGTCTGGCGCTGGTTTACGGAAGCCGCATGGGCGGCGGGTCAGATCCCGACCCCGAACGTGCCCGTCGAATGGTCGCCGCCGAAGTTCGAGGCGGTCGATCCGCAAAAGGACGCCATGGCCAACCTGCTGGCGATCCGCTCCGGTACGATGACGCTCGCCGAAGTGATCGCCCAGCAGGGCCGCAATCCCGATGCGGTCCTGGCCGAAATCGCCGCGACCAATGCCAAGCTGGATGCGCTGGGCCTGGTGCTCGATAGCGACCCACGCCGGGTCACCAAGACCGGTATAGCGCAGCGGGATGATGCGGCCACCGAACCAGCGCGCGCCGAAACCGACCAATAGGAGACAGGGCCATGCCCGACACGATCATGCCCGTGCCTGCATCGCTGCCGATGCAGACGCGACGAGAAGCCATTGCGCCATCGTCCGTCAATTCCGAGACGCGCACCGTCGATGTCGTCTTCACCACCGGTGCACCGGTCCGCCGCCGGCGCTGGACCGGCTGGGACAGCTCCGTGCCCTTCGACGAAATCCTCGAGGTCAGCGAGCGGGCCGTCGATCTGTCTCGCCTCAATGCCGGCGCGCCGGCGCTCGACAGCCATTCGGTCTGGTCGTCCTTCTCGCAGGTCGGCGTGGTCGAACGCGCCTGGATCGAGGGCAAGGAAGGCAGGGCCACGATCCGCTTTCCGCGTGAGGGTCTGGACCAGGCCGCCGACCGCATGTTCGGGCTGATCAGCGACGGAATCATCCGCAATGTCTCGGTCGGCTATTCCATCGACCGAGCCAAGGTCGTCGAGGCCAAGAAGAAGGGCGATGTCGAAAAGCGCATCGTCGAGCGCTGGACGCCGCTCGAGGTCAGCTTCGTCACCGTTCCCGCCGATCCGCGCGCGCAGGTGCGCGCCGCCGACCAGACCAGCTATCCGATCGAAATCATCACAACCCGCTCGCACAAGGAGGCCTTCATGCCCGAGAGCACCACCGTCGTTGCGGGAGATGATCCCGCCACCATTGAAACCCGCAACCAGCCCGTTCCGGCTGCGACACCGGCCAAACCTGATGCGGCCGAGGTTCGTGACCAGTCGAAGACGCCGGCAACGCCCGACGCGCCCGACCCCGAGACCGTCGCCACCCGCGCCCGCGAGGCCGAGCGCGACCGCGTCTCCACCATCTACGATCTTGCGGGCCGCCTTGACCTCGAGCGCAGCTTCGCCGAGGATCTGGTGAAGCGTGGCATCAGTATCGACGAAGCGCGTCGCCTGATCCTCGATCAGGTCGCCGCCAAATCCGACGAGACCCGAACCTTTCCCCACGTCACGGTTCCGCTCGGCGCTCAGGATGAGCGCATCACCCGTCGCGACGCGGTGGCGAACGCGCTCCTGCACCGCTACAGTCCGACGTTGTTCCCGCTCGAGGACGCCGCGCGGCAGTATCGCGGTATGACGCTGCTGGAACTCGCCCGCGAAAGTCTCGGCAATGCCGGGGTGAACACCCGCGGCCTGTCGCGCGACGAGGTGGCGACGCGCGCGCTGCACTCGACCTCGGACTTCCCCGAGATCCTCTCGGCCGTCACCAACAAGACGCTGCGTCAGGCCTATGACGTCTATCCCCGCACCTTCACGCTGTTCTGCCGCCAGGTGCTTGCCACCGACTTCAAGGCCATGCACCGGGTGCAGCTCGGCGAAGCGCCGCAGCTGCTCGAGGTCGGCGAAAGCGGCGAGTTCAAGCGCGGAACGCTCGGCGAGAGCAAGGAAAGCTACCGCCTGAAGGTCTACGGCCGGGTCGTTGCCATCACCCGGCAGGTGCTGATCAACGACGATCTCGATGCCTTCACCCGCATCCCGGCCATGTACGGCAACTCCATCGCGCAGCTGGAAAGCGATGTGGTCTGGGGCATCATCACCTCCAACCCGCCCATGGCCGATGGCACGGCACTGTTCCATGCCAACCACAAGAACCTTGCCGGCACCGGCGCGGCGCTCGACGTTACCAGCGTCGGTGCTGCCCGCGCGGCGATGGCCAAGCAGACGGGTCTCGACAAGAAGACGGTGCTTAACATCCGCCCCGCCTTCCTGATCGTCCCTGCCTCGCTGGAGCTGAAGGCCGAGCAACTGGTCGCGCAGAACCTCGTGCCGGCGTCGAGCGGCAATGTGGTGCCGCAGTCGATCCGCACGCTGGCGCCGATCAGCGAGCCGCGTCTCGATGCCGCCAGCGAAACCGCCTGGTATCTGGCCGCCAGCCCCAACCAGATCGACACCATCGAATACGCCTATCTGGAAGGTCAGCAGGGCGCGTACATCGAAACCCGCAACGGCTTTGACGTCGATGGTGTCGAGATCAAGTGCCGGCTCGACTTCGGCGCCAAGGCCATCGACTGGCGCGGTCTCTACAAGAATCCCGGCGCGTAGCGGCCGGGACCTACCTCCATGAACCCCAACGCACGGGCGGTCCTGACGGGCCGCCCTTCATCTTTCCGAAAGGACTTCCCTCATGAAAAACTACGTCCAACCCGGCAACACCATTACCCTGACCGCGCCCTATGCCGTTGCCTCCGGCGATGGCCTGCTCGTCGGCTCCATCTTCGGCATCGCCTGTGCCGATGCCGCCAGTGGCGAAACGGTCGAGGCCACCGTCGTCGGCGTGTTCGACCTGAAAAAGACCGCCAGCCAGGCATGGGCTGCCGGTGACAAGCTGTATTGGGACAACACCGCCAGGGAAGCGACCAAGACCGCGACCTCCAACGCCCTGATCGGCGTTGCCGTCGCGGCGGTGGCTGGCGGTGCTGGTGACACCATCGGCCGAGTACGGCTGAACGGCTCGTTCTGATGAGTGCCTTCGCCGCCGCCGTCGACGCGCTCTTCGCCGATCCGAACATCGGCAGGGATGCGGTCTATACACCCGACGGTGGCGCGGCCGTGCCGGTGCGCATCATCGCCCGCCGCGCCGACGAGGTCACCGGTTTTGGCGAGGCGCGGCTCTGGTCGGAAACCACACGCATCGACCTGCGTGTTGCCGAGGTGGCAAACCCGCGCCCCGGCGACCGGATCGACATCGACGGCGATGCTTTCCTCGTTCAGGGTGAGCCCGTCCGCGACCGCGAGCGGCTTGTCTGGACCGTGGATCTGCGCCCCGCATGAAACTCGGTATCAGCATTGTTGGCGATATCGCCCGCATCATGGAGGCGGAAACCCGCGCCGGCGAAAAGGCGGTCAGCGCCGCCATGCGGGAAGCTGGCACCGGCCTCAAGACCGCCTGGCGCGCGCAGATCACCGGCGCGGGTCTCGGAGCACGGCTTGCCCGCACCATCCGGTCGGAGCAGTTCCCGAAAGGCAGGACCAGCCTCAATGCGGCAGCGCTGGTCTGGTCGAAGGCCCCGGTCATCGTGGGCGCACATGACACCGGGCCATTGATCCGCTCGAAAAACGGATTCTGGCTGGCGATCCCGCTGCCCGCCGCAGGCAAGTCCCTGCGCGGCGGGCGCATCAGCCCCAGCGAATGGGAGCGTCGCACCGGCATGCGGCTGCGCTTCGTCTATCGTCGCACCGGCCCGAGCCTGCTGGTCGCCGACAATGTGCGCGTCAGCAAGTCCGGTCGTGTGCGCGAAAACATCAACCGGCACAAGGATGGCCGCGTCTCCAGCCGCCTGAAAGGTCGCGCCACCGCCGTGATCTTCCTGCTGGTGCCGCAGGTGAAACTGCCCAAACGCCTCGATCTGGCGCGGGACGCGCGTGCCGTCGAGAACGCCCTGCCGGGGCTGATCGCGACGAACTGGGAGAAGAGGCGGTTGGCGTGATTGGCTGGCAAGCGAAGCGGTCAGACGGATTGGTGACCGCGTGGCCACTTCACTCACAGCCGCAAACTTAGGCAGCAGCAGTGGCTTCGATTTCGAACAACAGGCTCGGCATCGCGAGTCTCGTAACACCGAGCAAGGTCATTGGAGGTGCGGATCGGGTAGGCTCGAAGCGCATGCCGAGCAGGTCGAAATTCTTCAGCGCCTCGTCGACGTCGGTGGTATAGACCACCAGTCGGATGACATTGATTAGGCTCATGTCCGCCCTTGCAAGGACGGCCTCGAGATTGTCGAGCGCCAGGCTAATCTGGCCGCGCATGTCGCCCGCGTGCTGCGGGTCTCCCTCCGCGTCGACGGCGGCCTGGCCCGCGCAGATCAGTTGGCGCGATATGCCTTCTATGGCTTCGGCCTGATTGTAGCCGAGCTTAAGGGACCAATCCCAGGGGTTGACGGCCATACGCTGCATCGTCGGTGTCTCCTTGCTGATGTTGCCTCATTCACTTGGACTGAAATGGTGCCAAAATCTGACACTAAAGATGCTACTGTGCCGAAATGAATATTCGCGCCCGCCATGATGCAATCATCCGCAGTCTCCGCCGCAACGGGATGACAACCGTCGATGAACTCGCCGAAGAGGTTGGGGCATCGAGGCGCACGATCCTTCGAGACATCGGCGCGCTACGCGACGAAGGTTTTGTCATTCATGCCGAACCTGGGCGCGGAGGCGGCCTGCAACTCGACCCCGGTTCAGTCCAGACAACGGCGCGGCTGTCCGTGACCGAGGTCTTCGCGCTGCTACTTGGCGTCGCGGCGATGCGTGCGGCTGGAAACCTGCCATTCGCGGGTCTTGCAGATTCTGGGCTTGCCAAGATCGAGAAGGCTCTTCCGCCCGATAAGCTGAGCGACCTGCGTCAGTTTCTGGACCGCCTCCACGTCGGCAAGCTCTCACCGCTTCAGGACCTGTCAGATATGGGGACGATGGATCCGGAACTGCTGCCAGCGTTTGAGACAGCGTTTCTGCAACGCATCCACCTGAAGTTTCGCTACCGCGATGCGAAAGGACGGCAGACCTGCCGAAAAATCGAACCGCAAGCAATGCTGATCCTGCCTCCGCTCTGGTACTTGGTGGCATGGGATCCAATACGCGAGGATTTCCGGCATTTCCGTATGGACAGGATCAGCCAGCCGGAACCTGTCGAAGGCCCTAAGTTCCGGCAACGCCATGTGCCGTTCGAGGACGACGTTTGCCCCTATCGTGATCTGCTTCGCTGACCCCTATTCATGGAGCAAGTTCGCACGAACAGCTCAATTCGCCTCTTGTGTGCTCGCAGCACTGTTCTTGGAAAGAACCATGCCCACCACTCGCGAAACCATCCTCGCCGCGCTGCACGCAAGGCTCTCGGCGCTGCCCGCCACCGCGCTCCGCGGTGACGTGCTGCCCGAGCGCGTGCCGGCCGCAGGACTGCTGATCCTGCGGGACGGTGACCCGGGTGAGCCCGAGGTGACGCTGTCGCCCTTGCGCTATCATTACCAGCATCGGGCCGAGATCGAGGCGGTCGCGCACGGTGCGAGCCGGGATGCTGCCTTCGACACGCTCTGCGCCAGCATAAGCGCGGCGCTCGCCGCCGACCGCACGCTCGGCGGTCTCTGCGACTGGGTCGAGGCAGAGGCCCCGCAGCCCGTCGATCTGCCGGTGGACGGCGCGGCCAGCCTGAAGGCGGCCGTCATTCCGGTGGTGCTGCATTATTCCACGGCTGACCCGCTCGGCTGAACCCCTTCGACAAGGAGACCGACATGGCACGCGCCCAAGGGGCGCGGGCGCGGATGGCGCTCGCGTTCGAGACGACCTATGGCACGCCGCCCGGCAGCGGCTATACGAGGATGCCCTTTGCCAGCGCCACGCTCGGGGCGGAACAGCCGCTCCTGAACTCGGAGCTTCTGGGCTACGGCCGCGATCC